GGCAACAGTGGTGGCTTCAACCTCCTCGCCTACTCCGGCTGCCTCCAGTCGGTTGCCATGGACATCGGCAACAGCATCATCTACCGCGAACTCGTCGGCTGCACCAAGGAAGTGCTGCTCACCGATCGCTCGGTGTCCGGCACCGCAACGATCGAAGCACCCACCATCGCAGAGAAGGACTACTTCACCGCCTCCCTCACCGACGCCTCCTTGGGTGACCTCTCCTTCATCCATGGAACGACCGCCGGTAACATCGTCTCGCTGGTGTCCAACCGCGTGGACATCGGAGCGCCCAGCTACTCCGACCAGGACGGCATCCACATGCTCGCCCTGCCCTACACCGCTGTGCCCTCCACCACCGGCAACGACGAGATCCGCCTTATCTACGCCTGAGCCACGCCGCCGCGTACCACCAGCCCCCTAAGCCACGCCGCTTAGGGGGTTTTTGCTGCGATGCCGCTTACGCGAAAAGCATCTACACTAAGCCGGTACATCCAGTAACTCATCCGAACAGCTTATGGCGTTCGTTCGCAAGAAGGTCAAAACCTTCAAGTGGCCTGTAACCATCGAAGAACCCGCTGACGGCGGCACGTTCGATTCCAGCACCTTCGACATCACTTTCAAGCGCCTGGGCCGTAAGGAGTTCGGCAAACTCAGCGAGAAGGGCGATCTGCCCCTGCTCAAAGCCGTAGTGCTCGGCTGGAACGGCATCAGCGACGAAGACGGCACCGACCTCCCCTTCTCCATCGAAGCGCTCACCGACTTCGCCGACGACCCCTACTGGGTGCGCGGTGTCCTGAAGGCTTACACCGAGACCTTCGACGGCGCTAAGTCGGGAAACTGAAGGGTGCGGCGGAGTTCTGGGTAGGCGGAAGCACTAAGCGCGAGGAGGACAAGACCGAAGACGACGCTAAGGTGTTCGGCTTAGTCTTGCCCGTAGACGCGCAACCAGAACCCGCCGCCCCTTACGAGGTCTGGGACGAAAACTGGGACATCGTAATGATGTTCCTAAGAATGCAGACGCAGTGGAACACCACCATGGCGGGCTATCTCGGCTTGAAGTACGAGGTGCTGCTGATGCCTGGCGGCCTGATGGACCTATACTGCGTGGACGACCGCCTCGACATGCTGGAGGGCCTGCAGATCATGGAAACTGCCGCTCTCAGCGCGTTGGCTAAGGGGGAGGATAAGCAGGATGGCTAAGCAGATTGAGGATATTGTTGTACGTCTAGGTTTAGAAAAGTTTGAAGGCTTAGATAAGATTCGCAGCTCGTTTCGTGACTTAAGCAAAGTCACAAATTTGTCCGAGCGCGATATTAACGCAGCTCGTACCAGCTTATTTGAGTTTGCCAAGGCAGCAGGTAATACTGAGGCTGTAAATAAAGGTCTTGCGTCTGCTCTGCAAGGTCTTCGCACGCAGGTAGATACGTGTGGTCGTGCCTACGCCCAACTTACAAAAGACCTTAACCGACTTAACGAAGTATCGCGGGGGTCTACGGATGCGCTGGAAAGGCAGCGTCAGGCACTGCTCAATAATGCAAACGCGGGTAGACAAAATGTTGACTCGCTACAACGGCAGATAGACGCATTAAAACAACTACAGCGCGAAACTCGCCCTGGTTCGTCAGCGTTTATTCAGCTTGGTAAGGATATTGATAACGTTACGGTAAAATTAGGTAAGTTAAAAAGTGAGGCTCAAGGATTCAACTTAGCGCTAAATCAGCAAGCAGGTGCGACTCCTAGCGTACTAAATAATCAGATTGCGATACTTCAGCGCGGTCTGCAAACTGTCCGCTATGACGCTGAAAAGTTTGTAGACACACTGCGTCAAATTCAGTTACTTCAAATTACGCAGTCAGGCAGGACAGGACGTTCCGGTGTCATCGCCGCATACGAGGCTTTTCAATCTCCTGCGTACATGGGAGGTTTTGCGGATCCGTCGCGCCTATCCGCGATGCCGGATACAACCGCAGCGCTTAATCAAGAACTTGCCGAACTCAGTGAACGCTTGCTAAATACAGCAAGAGGCAGCTCTACATATACAGACGTAGCCATTCGTATGGCGGAGGTGCAGCGACAGCTTCGCACTGATGTCATGGGCACATCCGAAGCATTTAGACAGCTCAGCATTGCTGAAGCAGGGGCAGAACGTAGAGCAGGCAAGCTCGCCGACATCCAATCCTATTACGCAACGCAGGGACCATTAGCACCTGGCGTTGGAGGTTACCGAGATCCCAACACAGGAGCCATGATTGCCGCTGGTGCGTACACACCGGGGCGAATTCGTGTAGACGAAGCCGCGTACGCCCGCCCCATAGGCCCGCAGCCATTCCCGGAAGCAGCTACGCAGGCGCTGCAGTCCGTTGAATCTGCACAAAGATCTGTAACGGACATTTATGAGAGGGCATTCATACAGCGCACTGAATTACAAGCTAAATACAATCAAATCTATATTGACAAGGCTCTTGAAGGGCTTGAGTTAGAAGGCCAACTACGTAAGAAAGAGTTTGATACTCAGCTTGCCGACTTTGACAGGCGTATGGGCATCGCGGATAAGCGCCGAGGCCGCCGCCTAAGCGGGATGCAGCTCGCCCAGGGCGTCGGTGCAGCGCTTAGTGGTGGTATCTTCGGCGGCCCAGAGGGCCTGATCGGCGGTCTCGGCGGCTTGGCCCTGGGCGGCGTGGGCGGCGCTTTCGCTGGCGCAGCCGCTGGTGCGCAGGTCGGCATGTTCCGCCAGCAGCTCGGCACAGTGACCGACTACTCGGCCCGCATCGACAAGTTGCAGATCGCTCTGCGGGGAATCGTCGGCTCGCAGGACGCTTACAGCCAGGCTTTGTCCGCAGCCGCCTCGGTAACCCGCGACCTCAACATCCCCCAGGAGGTTGCGATCCAAGGCATGACCCGCTTGAGCGCCGCCGTCAAGGGCGCCGGTGGCACCGTAAGCGACTCCGCTTTTGCGTTCCGTGCCGTAAGCGAGGCAGTGAAAGCCACCGGCGGTAACGCCGAGCAGGCCGATGGCGCCCTCCTTGCACTCACGCAGGTCTTCTCCAAGGGCAAGGTCAGCGCCGAAGAACTCAACCAGATCGCTGAACGACTGCCCGGCACCTTCACCCTCTTCGCCAAGGCGGCCGGCATGACCGGCCCTCAGCTACAGAAGGCGCTCCAGGAGGGCCAAGTAGGTCTGAACGACCTAATGAAGTTCCTGCAGCTAATCAGCACTGAGTACGGACAAACGGCACTCAAGATCGCCAAGTCCAGCCAAGAAGCCGGCGCTCGTTTGACAGTTGCAATGCAAAACATGCAACTAGAGGTTGGACGCGCTCTGCAACCTCTGGGTGCCGATTTGCAAAACGCATTTGCCGTATTTATAACCGACATTACACCTGCCGTAGTCGCTGCTGCACAAGGGTTTGTGGGCGTGGCTAAGGCAATCGGTGCTGCCGGTGATGCGTTCATGGATTTCACAGCACCTGTACGGGATTTCTTCGCCACGGGAATGCCTGCATACCTACAGGTTGCTAAAGCGTTTTGGGATAGTATCGCCAACGATGTCTCTGCGTTCTGGACTCGTATTGGCAGTTTCTTCACAGGATTGCAAACAATAAGCTCTACAGCGTTAAAGGCTATCGGTATAGATGTGGGAGGGCTGGGAGATACCATGCAGATAGTGGCCACTAATGTAGGTAAGTTCTGGTCTAGCGTTTTTGACTTCATCAAAGGCCGCTGGCGCGAAACCGTCAGCAACATGATCAACTACAGCAATCCTTTGCTGGCGGGCCTCAAACTGTTTGGAATTGCAGATGTAGGCAAGGCTGTAACAAAGGGTATAGCGGCGGGTGCTACCGCAATGTCACCTATATTTAAGCTTCCGCAGGCGCAACAGAGCACTGCAGAAAGCCCGTCCGTATTCCCCTCCCCCGCCGCAGATAAGGAAAAGGAGAAAAAGGCAGCCAAGGACAAAGCCGACAGAGAGCGCCAAGCCGCGGCCGCCGAACAGCAGCGCCTGGCCAACACCCTGCTCGACCAGCAGCTGCGTGCAGCCGACAGGGTATTCCAGCACCAAATCGAGCTGGACCGCCAACGCTACGAGCTGCAGAAACGCCTAGACGACGCCCAAGCACAGAATCGCATCATGCGCGAAACTGGTGCAGCACGCGACATCGTAAGCAACTTTGAGGATCTGCAGCGCAGCTTGCGCGAGATCGAGGAGCGCCGTGTCCGTGCAGCTCAAGACGTGCGCCTGGCTAAGCAGACGCAACAAAGCGCTGCAGTGCGTGCCACCTTTGACGCCCAAGGTGCAGCAATGCTGCGCGGCACTACGGGTGTCATTGCTAGAACGGGTAGCACGGGGCAAAGCACCGGCCCTCACCTAGACGCACGCTGGGCCGATGGTCGTCGAATTACAGCTGCAGATGCAGACCGCTATTTAAGTGTTAATGGCCGCACTCCTTCTAGCTACGGAGTTACCAGCCCTTACGGTCCCAGGAGCTTATTCGGCCGTACTTTTCACGCGGGTATAGATTTTGGAACACCTTCAGGCAGTGGCATAACACTAAAAAATGGCGCCACGTTACTGCGCGATCTAGGTTTTACAGGTGCAGGCGGATACGCAGTAGAGATAAATACAAAAGATGGCCCGATGCGGCTTTTGCATCTGCAGCGCGGATCGGCACGGATGCCTGCAGGCGCCGCAACCCAGCAGAATCGCGCAATCAAATCCAGCGGTGGTGCGGTCATCGAGGGTCTCGACGTAACGCAGGCCGAAGCTCAGCAACAACTTATCGAAGCCAACGTATCTAAGGAACGCGCTGCGCTATTTGAGCAATTCACGCTAAGAGCCACAGATGCGCTGAAGCAGCAGAACAAAGAACTCAGCGACAGCAATGCGCTGCAAACCCTCCGCAACCGGCTTACTTTGGAAGGTGTTAGCCCTGCGCTAATTGAGCTGGAAGAGCGCTTGCTCGGCAATCGCCAAAAACAGAACGAAGCCCAGGCCAAATACAATACACTCATTGCCAACGAAAAAGACCCTGCTACACGCGCTGAACTTACGAACTCCCTGGCCCAGCTAAACGAGTTCTACGCCGAGCAAGCTCGTTTATTGCGCGACGCCGCGGCAGCAAAGGAGACCTTCGACAAGGCGATGCGCACTCGCCAAGACGAACGCATCGGCCTCGGCCTACGCGAGGGCGCCGAAGCCTACGTCCAGTCGATCGGCACCATGCGCGAGGCCACGGCCCAGCTCGCCCAGACCGGCATCAAGGGCGTCGAGGACGCCATCTTCAGCCTAACCACGACGGGTAAGGCGAATTTCCAAGAGTTCGCCAAGAGTGTGCTGGAAAGTACATCGCGTATGATCATTCAGCAGCTAATTCTGCGTAGCGTTATGCAGATCATCGGCGCCATAGGCGGCGGCAGCAGCGGCGGATTCAGTTTTTCTGGCGCTGGCCCGGTATCTGGTGCTTCTGTGTTTGGCAGTACCCAAGCCGGATTTAATCCACTGGCGTTCAGTGGAATCAAGCTGAATGCCCTAGGCAACGCCTATGCCGCCAACGGCATCGTCCCGTTTGCCATGGGTGGCGCGTTCCAGCACGACGTGACCGCTTACGCCATGGGCGGTGTCGTCGATCAGCCGACTATGTTCAAATTCGCTGATGGCGGCGCCGGCCGCCTCGGGCTTATGGGCGAGGCTGGACCGGAAGCGATCATGCCGCTCCGCCGCCTCCCCAATGGGCGCCTCGGCGTCGAGCAGGCAGGCGGAGGTGCTCCAGTTACCGTAAACGTGAGCGTCGATGCAAGCGGCACATCGGTCCAGGGCAATGCCGGTCAGGGCGAGCAACTCGGCCGCGTAATTTCCCAAGCCGTCCAAGCGGAGCTGGTACGCCAGCAACGCCCCGGCGGCCTACTAAGCCGCTAAGCTGCACTTATGGCTACATTCACCTACGTCAGCTCTTACGAGCCCACCGAGGTAAGCAAACCTCGTGCGCGTAAGTTTGCGGCAGGCGATGGTTACGAGCAGCGGATAAGATTCGGCTTAAACACTAACCCTAAGGAGTGGCAGCTCGTTTTCTCCAACCGCACTGACACAGAGCGCGATCTTATCGTCGCCTTCTTAGACGCACGCGGCGGCGTGGAAAACTTCGACTGGACCCCACCGCGAGGCTCTGCCGGTAAGTATGTGTGTGAGGAGTGGCAGGTAACACTAAGTAATTGCAATAACAACCAAATTAGGGCTACATTCCGTCAAGTGTTTGAGGTGTAAGCGCTGTGGCTGTACCTATTGCTGCATTACAGGCTGCTGCACCCAGCGCAGTAATAGAGCTGTTCATCTTAGAACTAAACCTCAAACAACACGGAGTAGCTAGCACTTACCGCTTCCACGCCGGCACAAGCCTCAACGCCACTGGTGCAGCAGCTTCGGCAGAAACAGATTCCCTACTGCTTGAGGACTCCCCCTTTAACGATTTTTACATCTTGGGTTACAGCGAAGCATCCAGCTCTGGGGGGGAAGATGTGGTCTGGGCCGGCAATAGCTACACTCGCTTCCCTGTAGAAGCTGAGGGGTTTGAGTACACAGGAAACGGACAATTACCGCGCCCTAAGCTGCGCGTAAGCAACATACTTGGCACAATATCCGCATTGCTACTTAGCCTACCGGACGGCTTAGAGGGTGCCAAAGTGACGCGCATCCGCACCCTAGCCCGCTACATCGACGCCGTAAACTTTCCAGGCGGTACTAACCCTTACGGAACACCAGACAGTACCGCAGAGTTCCCCCGCGAAATCTATTACATAGACCGCAAAACCGTAGAAACTCGTGATTTCGTTGAGTTCGAGCTTGTAGCGGCCTTCGACCTCGCCGGTGTACGTGCGCCCAAAAGGCAATGTATAAGCAACATCTGCCAGTGGAAGTACCTATCGACAGAGTGCGGCTACAACCCAGTCGGCCCTCAAGCTAGGCCATTGCGTGAGCACTATGCCGACTTCGGTTACAGCGAAGGTCGCTCGATAAATAGCACTGGCCAATTTAACGCCACCTATTATCGCACCACCTATCCCGATGTCGCTGCCGCTTATACCAACGCAACCGCTAATCAACACTTTCGCAACTACGGCATATGGGAAGGCCGCAACGGTAATTCCGGCGGTCAATTCAACGCCACATACTACCTAGCCACCTATCCAGACCTAAACAGCCTAGTCTATTTTAACGCTAAAGATGTAGGTGTGAACTCCCAAGCACTGGACGAGTGCGGTAAGCGCTTGAGCAGCTGTAAATTACGCTTCGGTATCCGAGGCCAGCTTCCGTTCGGCTCCTACCCAGGCATCGGTACATTCTTCACTTAAGACCTATGCAATGGAAAATCGAGGCACTGCAGCACGCTAAGGCGCAAGACCCCAAGGAGGCGTGCGGCCTGCTCGTCGTAATCAAAGGGCGTGAAATTTACTGGCCTTGCAAGAACTTGGCAACAGATCCAGACGAGTTCTTCGCCCTCGACCCCTCCGACTATGCCGCTGCTGAGGACACAGGCGAAATCACCGCCATCGTCCACAGCCATCCAACCACCCCTCCCTTCCCCTCCCAAGCAGATCGCTTAGCCTGCGAAAAAACGAACCTCCCCTGGTATATCGTCAACCCCAAAACCGAGACATGGGGCGAATGTAACCCCGAGGGCTACACCGCCCCACTCGTCGGCCGCCAGTGGGTCTGGGGCATAACCGACTGCTGGACCCTTGTACGCGATTACTACGCCGAGCAAGGCATCCGCTTACGCGACTGGCAGCGACCCCTGCACGCAGAAGCTTTCCGCTTAGACCCGATGTTCGATGCCTGCTGGCGCGACACAGGCTTCCGCGAACTGAACGACGACGAGGAACTACAACCTAACGACGCCCTACTTATGGCGATCAACAGCACCGGCCTCAACCACGTCGGCGTCTACCTCGGCGACCAGCTTGTGCTCCACCACCTCCAAGGCCGCCTTAGCAGCCGTGACCTCTACGGCGGATGGCTACTAAAATGCACGGGAAGGAGGCTTCGCCATGCTGCGTAAGATCAAACTCTACGGACGCCTGGCGAAGTTCATCGGCAAGCGCGTGCTTGAGGCCGACGTAAGCAGTGCCGCTGAGGCCGTGCGCTTCCTACTCGCCAACTGGCCAGAGCTGGAGCGTCACATGGCGGACCAGCACTACCGCGTAAGTCTCGGTGCCTACGACCTCGTTGAAGACGAGCTGCACGACCCCGCCGGTAAGCAGCCAATCAAAATCGTTCCCGTCGTGACCGGCGCAGGCGCCGTTGGTCGAATCATCGCAGGAGCAGCTCTGATTGCGCTGAGCTTTGTAATTATCCCATTGGGTATAGCAGCCGCTGGAGCAGGGATTGCAACTATGGTTGGAGGTATTGGCGCCAGCCTCGTATTAGGCGGCGTCGCACAACTCCTTACCCCAACCCCCACCCTCTCCTTAGGCACCGACTCCCCCAACGACCCGCGCAAGTCCTACAGCTTCAGCGGCATTCAGAACACAAGTCGCCAAGGTACACCCGTACCGATTGTCTACGGCGAAATGCTTGTTGGTTCAGTCGTTATTAGTGCCGGCATTGACGTAGATCAGGTAAGCGCATGACTGAGTTTATTGCTGGCAGCGGTGGTGGTGGTGGTGGCGGTAAAGGCGGCGGCGGCGGTAGTCAGCAGCGCACTCCCACCGAGGAAGCCTCCAGCTTATTCTCTGCCTCGTACGCCAAAGTCGTTGATCTACTCAGCGAAGGAGAAATCAGCGGTCTTAAGGACGGACTTAAGTCCGTCTACTTCAACAATACTCCGGTTCAGAACCCCGATAACTCGTACAACTTTTCAGATGTAACTATACTCACACGTACGGGCACCCAAAGTCAAAGCTACTTAGATGGTTTTGACGAAATCGCTAATGAGTTCAATGTAGGAACCACTGTAGTTCAAGCTACCCCTATTGTAAGAACGATAACAGACGTTAGCGTAGATGGTGCTAGGGTACTAATAACGGTGCCTGCGCTACAGCGCATAACCGACCAAGGCGACATCGTTGGTTCCGTATTTCGCCTCCAGATTTCTGTTCAGCGAAACGGCGGCGGCTACACAACAGTAGTAGACGATACGATCCGAGGACGTACTGCCAGTCCATACCAACGCAATTACTTACTGCAGGGGTTTAACTCAGGCCCGTTCCCCATTGACATAAAGGTCACACGTATCACCGCCGACTCCTCCGAGCAGGACGTAGGCGGCAGCAGCGCCAAGATCACTAACGCCTTCGCTTGGACAAGCTACAGCGAAATTACCTGGGGCAAACTTGCCTATCCCAATAGCGCCCTTGCAGCTATAAGGATTAACGCTGAGCAATTCTCGTCCATTCCTTCCCGCACATACCTTGTCCGAGGAGTAAAGGTAAGTATCCCCAACATAGCAACTGTAGACCAAACTACAGGCGCACTTATTTACAGCGGTGTATGGGGTGGATCGTTCGGGGCAGCGCAATGGACAAGCGATCCAGCCTGGTGTCTCTACGACCTCCTAACGAATACTCGTTACGGGTTCGGCGATCATCTTGTGGCAGCTCAGCTCGACAAGTGGGCCTTTTTCTCGGCTAGTCAGTACTGCTCGGCTCTCGATACATACACGACTGCAGCTGAAATTGCGGAACGCGCAGCACGCGGTCTACCTCCCCGTACAGGTACAACTAACAACTACAACAGCACAACAGGCAAACATGGTATCTACGACGGCTTCGGCGGCTACGAACCGCGCTTCTCTTGCAACGTAAACATCCAAACTGCCGAAGACGCCTATAAGCTGATCAATGATATGTGCTCGGTATTCCGAGCTATGCCCTACTGGAATGTAGGTTCCCTCACATTTGCACAAGACAAGCCCGTCGATAGCAGCTACCTATTCACGTACGCAAACGTCAGCGAAGAGGGCTTCACCTATAGCGGCTCCAGCTTAAAAACCCGCCCTAACGTAGCCGTAGTTCAATATCTCGATCCTATTACTCGTGATACCGCTTACGAAGTAGTCGAAGACCCAGAAGGCATAGAGAAGTACGGCGTCGTAAAGACAGAACTTATTGCATTCGCCTGTACATCGCGTGGTCAGGCCCAGCGCCTAGGCGAGTGGCTCATCTACTCCAATAAGCACGAAACCGAAACCGTATCCTTCACGGCTTCCATGGATGCCGGTGTGCTGGTACGTCCAGGACAGGTCATCGAAATCAGCGATCCTGTACGCGCCGGTGTACGCCGAGGCGGACGCATAATTAGCGCTACTACCACAGCCGTTACAGTAGATGATGCCACAGGCATCTCGGCTACATCAAGCCCTACGCTATCCGTAATTACGCCAACAGGCACAGTAGAAACGCGCAATGTAAGCACGGTCGTAGGCAACGTAATTACCGTAAGCAGCGCTTACACCACCGCTCCTAATCCGTACAGCGTATGGATCTTTGAGACATCGACACTTCAGACATCCACCTGGCGCGTACTCACAGTAGAGGAACAAGAGCAATGCAAGTACGCCATAACCGCACTCGCATATAACGCAAGCAAATACGCCTATGTCGAGCGTGGCGTGGCACTGCAAACACGCACCACCAGTACCCTCAACGCAATCCCCGAACCACCCACCAACCTCACCTTAGTCGAAGCGCTCTACACTTATAGAGACCAAATTAGCTCTAAGCTTATCATTAGTTGGGCGCCCGTTGCTGGCATAAACCAGTACGAGGTCCGATACCGTAAGGATTCTGCTAACTGGACTACAGTTCAGCGACAGCAACCTGATTACGAGGTACTGGACACCACTCCAGGCTATTTTGAGATCGAAGTTTACAGCAGAAATGCGGGCGGCCAGAACTCCACCACACCACTTACAGGCACGAAGAACGTCCTAGGCAAAACAGCACCTCCTGCTAACG